GAAAAAGTCTATCATTTAGGGCCTGATTGAGCGGGCGGCCTTTATGCGTATCTCTCTGGATGACCTGGAGGACGACCTGAACCAAAACGGGTTTACCGAGTGGTTCTCCCAGGGCGATCAGGAGCCGTACCAGCGCAAGCGGCCTGCGGCAGACCTGTACAACACCATGAACGCGAACTATCAGAAAATTATCAAGCAGCTCACCGACCTGACCCCCAAGGAGGAGCCGAAAGACCAGCAGGGCGGCGATAGCTTTGACACCTTCTAAAACTTCCGTCCCCGCAGAGGTATGTGCCAGCAAAGCCTATCAGTATGCGGCAGATGTCGTGTCCGGTTCCATCGTGTCCGGTAAACGGCGCATTCAAGCCTGTCGGCGGTTTCTGGATGAACTGGAGCGGTCAGAAGTGGACCCGGACTATCCCTGGGCTTTTGATTTGCAAAAAGCGTACCGGCCTATTGAGTTCATTGAGCGGTTTTTGGTCCCCACCAAGGGGGCCTATGACCGGATGGAGCTGCTGCCCTGGCAGCACTTTGTAGAGGCCAATCTATACGGCTGGGTGTCCCGAAAGACAGGCTACCGCCGGTTCCGGGAGGGGATTGTCATTGTGGGCCAGGGCAATGGCAAGTCCACCATGATCGCCGGGAACGCGGCCTATGCCCTGACCAAGGACGGGGAGCGAGGGGCGGAGGTCTACTGTCTGGCCAACTCCAGAGAGCAGGCGCGGATCATCTTCAACGAGTGCTCCGCTCAGGTGACGGCCAGCCCCCTGCTGTCCAAGCATATCCGGGTGACAAAGCAGGGGATGTTCTACGATGGGACCAACAGCAAGTTCCAGCCCCTGGCCTCGGACAGCAAGAACCTGGACGGGCGGAACGTCCACATGGGCGTATTCGATGAGATCCAAGAGTACCGGGATTACAAGCTGATCAACGTCATCAAGGGCAAAACCAAGAAGAGAAAGCAGCCCCTGATTCTCTACATCACCACCCTGGGAACCGTCATTGACGGGCCGCTCATGGATTACTACATTCTGGGCGGGAACATTTTGGACAGCTCCGGCGCCATCGCCCAGCGGGCGGCAGACCGTATTTTCGTCTACATCGACGAGATTGACGAGGAGGACCAGCCGGAGGACCCCGCCTGCTGGGGGAAAGCAAATCCCTCCCTGGGGATCCTGTTGGACAAGGAGGATCTGCTGGACGAGTGGGAGCGGGTCAAAACCATCCCGGCGGAGCGGAGCAATTTCATCAACAAGCAGCTCAACGTCTTTACCCAGGTGGACGAGCTGTCCTTCCTGGACCCCAAGACCATCCTGAAGAACAACCGGACCATCGACCTTGAGACCCTGCGGGAGGCGCGGTGCTACGGCGGGTTTGACCTGGCGGAGACGGAGGACTTCACCTCCGCCTGCCTGGAATTTCCGCTGCCGGACAACGATTTTTTCCTTCTGGAGCACTCCTGGGTCCCGGAGAAAAAGAGGAAAGAGGACCGGGAGAAGCTGGACTGGGAGAGCCTGATCGCGCATGGCTGGCTGACGATTGTACCGGGAGAATATGTGGACTACAATCTTGTTTTTCAATGGTTTATGGAACAGCGGGAGAAATACCGGATTGACTCTATCGGGTACGACCGGGCGAAAGCTTTTTTATTGGTTCAGCTGATGCAAAAACATGGGTTTGTGATGAATGAGGTTGCGCAGGGAGAGCTTACCCTGACCGCCCCGCTGGACCACCTGAAGGAGCGGTTTTTGGATGGGAACATCATCCACAACAACAACCGGCTCTTTAGCTGGTATCTGGGCAATGTGAAGCTGACCAAGCGCGGCCCAAACGCCACCTATCTGCCCACCAAGCAGAACAAGCACCGCAAGATTGACGGATTCGCGGCCCTGCTGGACGCACACACGGAATGGCTGCGGAAAAATCCACGCCTGATTCCGCCGGACAAGAAGCTGACAACGGTGATTAACCTGGGCTAGAGGAGATCCAAAATGGGACTATGGACTTATCTCAAACAGTGGCGGAGAAACCGCGTTATCAAGGCCGCGCTGCCAGGTGGACGAGTGCCGTCCAAGCCGACGATCCGAGACAGCCGCCTCCCACACTGGCTGCGGTGGGACTACACCATGCGCAACAGCGAGCTGTTGTTTTCCGCCGTCTCCCGGGTCTCCAACGCCTTGTCCGCCATGCCCGTCCAGCTCTACCAGGGGGCCGCGCCGGTCTATGATGACCTGAACGACCTTATCAGCTTCTCCCCCAATCCCAATATGACAAGCTGTCAGTTTTTCAAGTCACTGGAGGCTTGCCGGGATACCTCCGGCAATGGCTACGCCATGAAGATCTTTGATGGACGGGGGCGGCTGGTGCGCCTGGACTTATTGGACCCTGGCCGGGTGACGCCGGTACTTGACACAGACAGCGGGGAGCTGTGGTATCGGATCGTGCCGGAGGAGGGCGTTACATTCTATATCCACGGCTTTTATATCCTGCATATCCCGTTCCTGTCGGCAAACGGCTATTCTGGCGTGAACCCGGTCTCTGTGCTGTATGACACACTGGACTACTGCGAGAAGATCCAGGCGTTCAGCGTCAAGCAGCTCGATAAGGGGATCAATGCCTCGGTGGTGCTGGAGGCGCCAGACAATTTGGGACAGGAACAGATAAAAGAGATGATTGAGGACTTTACAACTGTTTATAAGGAAACCTCCAGCAACATTCTTTTGCTGGAATCCGGCGTCAAAGCGAAAAGCCTCAATCTCTCTCCGGTAGACAGCCGGCTTTTTGAGGTAGAGAAGATTACCCGCTCTACCGTGGCCATGGTGTACAACATCCCGCCCCACCTGCTGGGGGATTACTCGGACACGTCGTTTAGCTCCCAGGAGCAGCAGATGCTGGAGTTTCTGATGCTGACCATGCTCCCCATCGTGACCGCCTATGAGCAGGAGCTGGACCGGAAGCTGCTGACCAAAGTTCAGAGGAAGCAGGGGTATCACTTCAAGTTTGACATGGAGGCCATTTTGCGGGCGGACGCCGCCACCCAGGCGGAGGTGGACTACAAGGCGGTGCGGTCCGCCTGGAAAACGCCGGATGAGATCCGGTTTGGCCGCCACCTACCGCCCTACCCGGACGGGATCGGGGCGGAGCCGATGATCAGCCAGGACCTGGCCACCCTGCGGTACACCGTCCAGGATAAGCCGGGGGTGCTGATGGGACATGGAGTAAGTCAGACAGACAGCGGACAGGAAGGAACCGGAGATGCGTAGATACCGCAAAAAACTGGGCGCCGAATTTTATGTTCCCACCAGAAAAAGACCTGTCGCGCAGTCTACAATAGCAACCAGAAACTTTCTCGTTATCATACATTCTGACTACCCGAATAGGACGATTTCTCAGCTCCGGGAGTTGATTACAAAACCAGACGAATACATTCCGGCTCCTGAAGCGGTTGACGTTTTGGACGCGCACATTAAGGCGGGCTGCGGCGACCTCATACCAACCTGGGACTGAAAGAGGGGATCGATTTTGAATAAAACAAAGGCGGCACAGATCCAGCGGGCAGACCCGGAAGCGGATATTGCCCTGATCAACCAGTACAGCAGGAAGGAACTGACGCCGGAGGAGGTCTACTGCTTTACGGTCAGGCTGTGCGACAACGAGGTAGACCGGGATGGGGAGCGGTTTACCGAGCAGACCCTGAAGGAGCTGGCTCCCCTGTTCCAGGGAAAGCCCTGTCTCATGGACCACCGGTGGAGCGCAGAAAAGCAGATCGCCCGGATTTACCGCACAGAGACGGTGGAAACCAGGGAGAAAAACAGCCTTGGCGGCCCTTTGACTGCCCTGATGGGCAGCGCGTACATGGTCAGAAATGAGCAGAACGCCGCCCTGATTGACGCCATTGAGGGCGGCATTCTGAAGGAGGTATCAGTAAGCTGCGCGGTGCAGTCGTGTACCTGCTCTATCTGCGGGGAGGCGCAGAAGTTTGACTGGCGTAGCGGCGAATTCCTCTGCAAAAACGGCCATATCCAGGGTGAGCGTTATGATGGGCGGCTGTGCTGCGGCAATCTGGAGGGGGCGAAGGACGCCTATGAGGTCTCCTTTGTGGCGGTTCCCGCCCAACGGAGGGCGGGGGTCACAAAGGGAGCCGCCAATCTGGACGAGGCGTTCCAAATCCTGCAAGGGGCCGATTTGACCGGATATGAGACACAGATCCAGGCGCTACGGCTCAAGCTTCAGACCGCCCTCTCGGACGCCGCAGAACGGGCGGCACGAGAGCGGATCATAGCGGAGAATAAGCAGTATTTACAGCAGAAGGGATGATAGAGATGACTTTATTTGAACTGAAAGAGAAGATGGCCACCCTGGAGGCCGCCGTGGCCGCAGACGCGGCCTGGATTGCGGAGAAGGCGGCGGACCCCAACACGCCGATGGAGGAGATTACCCAGAAGACCGCCCATCGGGACGAGCTGGCCCAGCGCCTGAAGCTCCTCAAGGAGGAACATGACGCGGAGGAGGAGAAGCAGCGCCTTGCGCTGACGGTACATCAGAAAAGCGGCGGCCTGGACGCCGAGACGGTGAAGTTCAAAGCCAAGGCGGCCTTCTACCGCGCCGCTCTGCTGGGCGGCGATGTGCGCAAGACCTACGAGGGGTTGGGGGGACTTCCGGCGGCCAGCGCGGATCTGGGCTATGGGGACAACCTGCTGCCCAAGAACGTGAGCAATGAGCTGATCACCGAGCCGGTAGAGGAAAACAGCCTGCGTCTGGTGGAGCCGGTCTCCCAGATCTCCGGCCTGGAGGAGCCGGTGCTCACCTTTGACATTGAGGACGCGGACTTGGCCGACGTGACCGACAAGGAGACCGCCAGGGAGATTGAGATGTCTGGTGGCGCGGTGTCCTACGGCCGGTTCAAGACCAAGATCTACGCCACAGTGAAGGATACCGTCCTGCACGGTACAGAGACCAATCTGGTCAGCACCATTGAAAACGCCCTGCGCTCCGGGCTGGCGGTGAAGGAGAAGATCAACGCCTTCCGCACGGTTTCCGATACCACCCACGACCATATGAGCTTTTACCTCAACAGCATCAAGGAGGTAGAGGGGGACAATCTGATCCAGGCCATCATCAACGCCTGGGCGGATCTGCCCGAACTCTTCGCCACCAACGCCAAGTGCGTGATGCGCAAGTCGGACTATTTCGCGGCCATCCAGATCATGGCCAACGGGGCGGAAAGCCTCTGGGGCAAGAAGCCGGAGGAGGTCATCGGCATTCCCGTCATCTTCAACGACCGGGCGGTGACGCCAGTGGTGGGCGATTTCTCCTACAGCCGCCAGAACTACGATGTCGGCGCCATCTATGAGACGGACAAGGACGCCATCAAGGGCGAATACTACTTTGTCCTCACCGCCTGGGGGGATCACCGCATCCGGCTCAAGAACGCTTTCCGGCTGGCAAAGGTTAAGGCGGCCTCAAACCCTTAGCCGCGGGCCTAACCGCGCTGACCATAGGCTCGCTGGCCTTGGCTCCCGCTTTTGAACCGGGGGTCAAGGCGTACCGTGTCAGCACCAGCAACGCCACCAATACCATTACCGCCGCCGCAGATACCGGCGCCAAAATCAGTATCCTGCTCAATGACAGCACGATGGTGGAGAACGGAACCGCCGCCACCTGGCAGGACGGGGAGAATACCCTGGTAATCACTGTGACCAGTGGCGCCGTCAGCACAGCGTATACCGTTACTGTGACCAAAACAACCGTCTGATTCCTCTCCCAGCTGACAGGCGGGGAGGGGAAAATCCCTGATAGGGGGGGAATCCAATGGCTGCAACCGTGGACGGTCTGCGTACTTACCTGCGTCTTTCCGAGGATGACACGGAGGATCTGACCCTGTATCTGGAGGCCGCCAGAGCAAAAGCAGCTGCCGCCGGTATCCCAGACTTTGTGCACAACCCGCACTACGATCTGTTTCTCTACGCCCTGGCCGGGATGTACTATGAAAACCGCAGCTTTGGCTTTGCCAGCAGCAGTCAGGCGGCAGAGCGGAATGCCAGGAATCTGATCAACAGCTTTGTTCTGGAGCTGCGCTACAGCAAGGAGCCGGGGGGTGGGGCCGAGTGAGCAGGTACGCCAACGCGGGGGAACTGCGGACGAAAATCCGGGTGTTCCGCCCGGTGGACGAGCCGGACCCGGACGGCTACACCGGCGGGATTTCCCGGCTGGAGAATGTCTTTGATGAAAACGGCTTCCGGTACTGTAAATGGGTCAACGCCCACGGGACAGAGGTCTACGAGGCCCGGCAGGCGGGGGTGACGGAACCGGCCACCCTCACCCTGCGGTACACCCCAAAAATCACCACCACCTGCCTGATATACCGGGAGCAGGACCCAGAACCCTACGAGGTAATCAGCCTCAACGACGTGGAGAACAGGCACGTCTGGCTAGAGGTCCGGGTCCAGAGAAAGGCGGCGGCGAAATGACAGCGCAAAAGGAAACCCTCAACCGGCGGATCATTGGAGCCTTGCAGGGACTGAAGCTGCCGGTAGTCCCCCAGGTGGATACAAAGCACCGGGAGAAGTGCATCACGTTCAACTATGACGAGATCCCATTTCAGTTCGCGGGCAACCGGCCCAGCTGGTACAAGGCTCTGATTCAAGTCCACCTGCTCTATCCGGTGGGGGAGAACAGCATTGTCATCCGGCGCAGCGTTCTATCGGCACTCACAAAAGCGGGATTTTCCTGGCCGGAACTCATAGACGCCTCAGACGAGGACACCCAGCATTTTATCTTTGAGACAGAGGCAATTACGCCCATTGAAGAAACGGGCGGTTAAACATGGAGGCATCATATGGCAGACAGAAAAAGGGCCGTGGCGTATCACGGCATTGACAACGTAAAATTTGTTCCCAAGGTCAAGGGAGCATACGCGGAAGCGTTTATCCCCATTGCCTACGCCACCTCTCTTGGTCTCACCGCCAAGATGGAGGGGCAGGAGCTGTTCGCGGACAACCGGCTTGTCTGCCGGGTCCCTAGTGATCAGGGGTATGACGGGGAGATTGGGACTACCTCCCCCTGTCCGGCCCTGGAGAAGGCCGCCGGATACGCCCTGGAGGGGACCTCCGGCGTGGTAGGGACCAACGTCACCAGCTATCTGCGGGGGGCAATGTACTATGAGTTCATCGAGACGGACGCGGACGGCCAGAACAGCAAGGTCAAAGCCTGGATGCTTAATGTGGAGGTGGGCAAGGGGTCTGAGAACCACGCCACCGATACCAATACCGTCCAGTTTGGCAGCTATTCCTACCCGTATACCTGCTATGGCGATACCCTCAAGGCGTCGGACGGCACGGCGGACTATGTGGATTCTAATGGTATGAAGCGGCTGGCCTTTACCTATACCGCCCGGCCCGGTGATGCGGACTACGCCACGTTCGGCGATACCGTCCCGGTCCCCAAGGTGGCCGCCGTTGACCTGAACAAACCGGAGGGCGAGTAATGGTAGAGTTGGAGATTGGCGGGACCCAAATCCAGTTTGACCCTGCCGCCGTCTCCGCCCTGCGCTACCGGGCGGCCTATGGGCGCAGCGCCCTGGCAGCGCTGGAGGATTGTAGGGATCTTCAGTGCCTGGAGCGGGTGCTGCTGCGCATGGCCCACTGTATGATCCCCCCGGACCACCGCCCGGTTTTGACTGAATTTGCCCGATTGGCCCGGCGGGACCCGGAATTTATCCCCAAAGCCCTGTCCCTGCGGGATGCCCTGTACGGCCTGGACCACCGCTTCCGCCCCCATACCGGAGGCGGGGCGGGGGAGCTGGACGAGTACGACCTGATCGCCGGACTGCTGGCCGCCCAACTGGACACCGCCATGCTCTATGAGCTGCCCCTGATGCACCTGACTGGCATCCTGGCCCGCGCCAGCGACCAGAATAACCCGGACATCCCCGCCTACCGCCCCATGACCGCCACCGAACTGGCGGATCTCTACCCGAAACGGAGCTGAGAGAATGGCGCAGTTTGAAGTCTCTGGCCTGGATGACCTCATCCTCTCTCTGGAGGAGCTGGCCCGGCTGCCCGATGAGGTGGCCGCGGCAATGCTTACTGCCGAGGGGGAGGTTATCAAGGCCGCCCAGGAGCGCAGCCTCCAGTCCGCGGGACTGGTGGACACCGGGCAGCTCCAGGCTTCCATTAAGCTGGACCGGAAGCTGTGCAAAAAGGGGGAGGAGCGGTCCATGCTGGTCTACCCCCAGGGGACGCGCCGGGACGAAAAGCACAAGAAGGGTGAACGTAATGCCACCATAGGCTTTGTCCACGAGTTCGGCGCCCCAAAGCGGGGGATACCGCCCTCCCAGTGGATGCGTATCGCCAACGAGAGCGCGGCAGACGCGGCAGTAGACGCCGCCGAACAGATCTATGACAAGTACCTGAAGGACAAGGGGCTTTTGTAGCGGCTTCCAGATCCGCCCACCCCGCAGGCGGGGCGGCACCAAGAAGCGGCCCAGAGCGATATTTGACAAAACGCGGCGTATCCTGTATCATAAAAAAGCCCGCCATAAAAGGCGGGTAAGGACGCTGTTACATAAAGGCGGTTGGCCACTCCCTTGTAGAAAGGGGGTGATATTCATCTCCTCACTCCAGCGAGAAGGGAGGTGAACGCTGATGGTAAAGAAGCACTGGCGCAAAATCCTGAGATTTATAACTGCTTTTCTTGCAGTTCTTTGGATGCTGGTGTATCTGGCTCCAAAAGCGTGTTGACCGCCCGGATTAGGCCCCGGACGGTCAACATTAAGTTGATTCATCGTTAGGGCCAACCGCAGTAGCAGCGCCCTTTCTATAAATTATGATACCTGACGGCCTCCGTTTTGTCAAGAGATGAAGCGGAGGCTTTTTGCGTCTCTGAAGGGAGGGAGAGTGCCGTGAGGCGGGTATCATGGGAATCGGAAAACGGGCGGACCATCACCTTTGAGGGGGCGGGACCGGCGGACAGCCCCGGCCCCTTCTATTTTGTGGAATTGGAGTCCAGCCTGGGAGGGACGCCGGAGACCGCCCGCGCCCCACGGCAGGACGGCCAGACCACCTATTACACCGCCCTGGACCCTCTGCATATCGAGCTGGAGGGCTGGATGTGGGTGACAGGGGACCGGTTCCGTCCCGCTTTGGCCGAGTATGACAGGCAGCGGGCCATGCTCCACCAGGCCTTTGCCCCCAATCGCTTTGGCATTTTGACCTATTACAAGGAGGACGGAGCAGTCCGGGTCCGGTGCAGGCCGGTTACAACCCCTGTCCTGGGGGACCCCATTGGGACCTACTGCCCCATTGGGATCTCCTTCACGGCGGATACCCCTTACTGGGAAAACGCTGTGGAGGCTGTGGCCTGTATTGGAATTATCCTGCGGCTGATGCGATTTCCGTGGGCGCCGGTTTATGGGCCGCTGGGGGTGTACAACCGGCGGGCGGGGATTGAGAATACATCGGAGGAGCTGATTTACCCCACGGTGGAGGTCTACACCACCGGGCAGAAGGTCACCCTCACCAACCAGACCGCCGGGAAATTTGTCACCATCGAACACGCCATTGCGGAGAACCAGAAGCTGGTGGTGAATCTGGCCGATGTATCCGCCTACCTGTACACCCTCAACGAGGCGGGGGACTACGCCGACCCAGAGGACGTGAGTCACTGGATGAGTTTGGACAGCGAGCCCTGGGGGCTGGTGCCGGGGAAAAACCAAATTGTGATATCCAACAACATCCCGGAGGACACACCCATTGCCTATATCAAATACCGGATTCCCTCTCTGGGCATTTAGAGCTTGTTGAGGTGATACCGCTGTGAGCATAGAAATCCGTATGTTTGACCTCCCAGAGCCGGAGGACCCGCGGTTCTACAATATGGGGATCGCCCTGGGCGCGGTCCAGGTCAATACGGTGGAGCGGCTGTACACCCCCGGTCATTTCACCGTCGAGATTCCACGGGAGGCACGGCACGCGGACCGGTTATCCATAGAGCGGCTGGTCCGCATCAAGCAGCCGGACACGGGGGCCCTCTTCTGGGGGATTGTGGACGCCGTGGAGCTGAATATGGACACCAGCGGGGACAGACTCACCGTGTCCGGGCGGCAGCTCAAGGGGCTTACCCTGGACCGGATTACCATTCCGCCTGCCTTTACCGCGGTCACAGGCGCCCAGGGCTACGACCCCGCCAACGGGACCACCGAGGCGGTGATGAAGCACTTCGTCTCCGCCAACCTGGCCAACCCCGTCCAGCCGGACCGGCAGGTCTGCGGCCTGGAGGTCGCCCCCGACCTGGGCCGGGGCATCCAGGACGACAAATACCTCAGCCGTCATGAGGTTCTGGCGGATGTCCTGGCCGACCTGGGGGAGGCCGCCCAGATGGGCTATGACATCGTGCCCGATTTGGCCCGGCACAAACTGGTGTTTGACGTGCTGGCGGGGGAGGACCACACCGCCCTCCAGAGCGAACGCAAGCGGGTGATTTTGGACACGGTGCGTAAGACGGCGCTCTCCCAGAAGTACCAATATGACGCCGCCGAGGCCCGGAACCTGTTTTACACCACCAAAGCGGGGTCCGAGTTCGCCGATGAGACCTTGACAGTGACTTACATCCGGGAGGGAGAGGAGGAGCCCGCCGGGTTCCGCCGGCGGGAAAAGCACCTGTCCATCTCGGCGGATACCCCCATCGCAGGAGAGGAGTACCAGGAGCTGCGCCGCCTGGCCCTCATCGAGGCGGAGAGCTACAGGCCCAAGCAGTCCTTTACCTGTACCCTGACCCCAGGCGGCGGGTATCTCTATGGGAGGGATTACCGGTTGGGGGACTTGGTGACCGTCCGGCATCAGGATTGGGGGATTACCATGCACGCCAGGCTCACCGAGATGGAGACGGCCTGGACAGCCAGCGGGGCGGAGCGTGCCGCCACCTTTGGGGACGCACCCCTCAATCCCTTTGGGCTGCTTAGGCGCATGATAAAAAAAGGGTGAAATTCCAGATGTAGGGGCCGGTGTCCCCACCGGCCCGCCGGAGATTGCAGGATTCCAGGACGGGCCGTTGAGGACAACGGCCCCTACAAATTGACACAGTGCAAAGAGAGGGGGAATCCTATGCGGACTTATTTTTTCAGTGCGGAGCCGACCAACGACCTGATCAACCACCCCACTGGCTATGACCGGGAGTACGGCCCAGACGAGTGGGCCGCTCTGATTGGACAGTTCTTCCAGGGGGAGGCTGGCGTCTTTGTGGGGGACCAGTCCGCCGATGCCTGTAAAGTGGTCCTCCAGGAGGACGGCAAGCTGCGGGTGTGCGCTGGAACTGTGATTGTCCGGGGCCGGGTGTGTGAGTTTAACGGCACCGAGACCATCGCTGTGACCTCCAGCCGGAAGGTCGTGGCCCGGCTGGACAAGAGCGCCGAGGTGCGGAATTTTCAGCTCCGGGCGGTCCAGGAGCCGGTGATCAGCGACGACATCTATGACTATGTGCTGGCCGAGGTCACGGTGGACGGGTACGGCAATATTACTGCCATAGAGGACAGGCGGACCTTTTTGGCGATGAAGGGCCAGCCCCCCTATTACCCGCCGGACACGGAGGGCCTGCCCTACCCGTTCTGGCTCTATGTACTGGGGCTTCCCATGACCCCGGAACAGAAAGCGGCGATAGAGAGCAATCCCTCCCTCATGGCGATGTTCCAGAACAGCGTGGGCGGAGCCTACCGGCGGTTCTACAAGCGGTTCGAGCCGGGGGATTGGACCCAGGTTGGCGCCAGCTATGAGATCGCCATCCCCTTTGCCGTCCACCGCCTCAATGCCTCAGACCCCATCTGTGTCCACCAGCTCCATATGCTGGTGGGCCGGAATGTGGAGGACTACACCCCGGCTACCCTGGCTGAAGGGCAGACCAAATTCATCCAGGCACTCCAGGCGGCCAACGCCGTCAACCAGTCCATCCCAGGCAGCTACCCCACAGCAGCGGATGGACATATTATCCTGACCTGGTATCAGATCCAGTATTTTATCCTGTCCGGTCAGCTTGTGGCCGCCGGCCCGGCCCAGAGTCAGGCGGACAATATGGGCTACAATTGGAAGGACCTCCCCACGCAGATTTCACCAGAGCGGATCAACAGCCTGGATGTGCTGCTCACCGTGGGCTATACCCCCATGCTGGGCGGCTCGGCGGCCAACTTCAACGGCCTGTGTACCCTGGATACCCTCCGGGGACTCAACCTCCGGCGCAAGGCGGATACCACCGAGACCGGGGCCGCCCGCACCTATGATATGTACGGAAAAATGACGGCCAATACCTGGGGCTGTATGGAGACAGACATCTCCCTGGGGGCGGATAAAGTCCTCCGGCTGGTCTCGGAAACCCCCTACGCCGGGGAGATTTTGACCGTGGGCTAAAAAATAGAAGTTTGACAAAATACGACGCGTCCTGTATCATGAAAAAAGCCCGCCTCTTTCGGCGGGTCAAGGACGCTGTTACATATTAGGCGGTTGGCCACTTCCCTTTTAGAAGGGGGGTGATATTCATCTCCTCACTCCAGCGAGAAGGGAGGTGAACGCTGATGTGGAAAGAACGTATGTACATGGTACTCCGCTTTGCGGTGTGCCTTGCAATACTCCTGTACATGTTCACCATAAAAGCGCGTTAGCCGCCTGGTCGGTCCCCAGACGGCTAACTATTTTTAGCTGTTAAACTTGGGCCAACCGCAGTAGCAGCGCCCTTTCTATATTTATGATACCTGACGCCCCCTGTTTTGTCAAGAGACGAAACAGGGGCTTTTTGCGCCCCATGTAGGAGGTCCCTGTATGGCAAGCCGCACCATATCAACCAAAATGGCGATCACCGGGCAGTCTGAATACCAGGCGTCCATCACCAATATCAACAACTCTCTCAAAACCCTGCGATCTGAGACCGCCATGCTGGACGCCCAGTATCAGGGCCACGCCAACAGCCTGGCCGCCCTGACTGCCAAGGGAGATGTGCTGGCCAGGACTTATGAGGTCCAGAAAACCAAGGTCCACGAGAGTACCGCGGCCCTGGAGAACGCCAAGAAAGCCCAGCAGGAGTACAGCACCCAGGTAGACCAGTGCAGCGCCAAGCTGGCAGGCGCGCAGGCCAAGCTGGAGGAGTTGAAGAAGTCCACCTCGGACACATCAGCCCTGCAAGCGAAGCTGAATGCAGAGGTGGAAAAACACCAGAAAGCACTGTCTGCTGCTGAAGCGGGGCTCCAGGCTGCCACCAGGGGGGTCAACGAGTGGCAGCAGAAGCTCAACTATGCCCAGCGGGACCTGGCCAACCTGGACACGGAAGTAACCAGGAACAGCAAATATCTGGACGAGGCCCGCAGCAGTGCCACCGGCTGCGCCAGCTCGATTGACGCCTTCGGCAAGCAGATCCAGACCGCTGGCTCGGTTATGGATACCGCGTTCCAGAATGCGATTATCAATATTAACACCTCCCTGGAGACCCTGAAGTCGGAGCTTGCGCTGGTGGAGAGCAGATATCAGGGCAGCGCAAACAGTATGGACGCCCTGGCTGCCAAAGGGGAGGTGCTGGCCAGGACCTATGAGGTCCAGAAGGCCAAGGTCCAGGAGAGCAATGCCGCCCTGGAAAATGCCCGGCAGATCCAGCAGACCTACAGTGCCCAGATAGACCAGTGCAATTCCCGGCTGGCAGCGGCAAAGACACAGCTGGAGGCGCTGAAGCAGACCACCGGCGACACCACCGCCCAGCAGGCGGCCCTGACTACCGGAATCCAGCAGCAGGAGCGGGCGCTGGAGACTGCCCAGGCCAAGCTACAGACCGCAGAGCGGATTGTAAGCGCCTGGCAGCAGCAGGTCAACTATGCCGAACAGGGGCTGAACCGGCTTGACGCGGAGCTTGCCAACAATAAAAGATACCTGGAGGAGGCCGCCAACAGCGCGGACAAGTGCGCCGGATCCATTGACGGTTTTGGCCGTCAGGTGCAGGAATCCGGCGATGCGGTCCAAGTACTGGTAGGCGCTTTGGCTGCGGCAGGGGTGGCCAAGGGGGTCCAGGAGATTTCGGACGCCCTAACAGACTGTAAGGATGCCTCCGTTATCTTTGAAAGTACCATGGCGGGAGTCCGGCGGACGGTAGGGGGCGGAGATGCTGAGATCGCCGCCTTTGGGGATACCTTTAAGAAACTGTCCACCGATATTCCCATTACCACCACTGAATTAGGCAAAATCGCGGAGACGGCGGGGCAATTAGGCATTGCCAGTGGAAATGTAGAAGCCTTTACCACCGTTATGTCCAAGTTGGGGACCACTACCGACCTGACCGCCGATGGGGCGGCCACTATGCTGGCCCAGTTCGCCAACATCACCGGCACTCAGGACTATGAGCGGCTGGGGTCCACGGTGGCCGAGCTGGGAGACGCCACCGCCACCACCGCCTCTAAAGTAGTGGAGATGTCCCAGGGGATGGCGGCCTCCGCCTCCCTGGCCGGGATGTCGGAGCGCAATATTTTAGCGATTTCTGCCGCGGTCGGTTCCCTGGGTATCGAGGCCCAGGCGGGCAGCACCGCCCTGTCCACCCTTATCTCTACCATGGATAAATCTGTGGAGACCGGCGGGGACAAGCTGGCGCTATTCGCCTCGGTGGCCAACCAGAGCGCGGCGGAGTTCTCCGCTGCCTGGGAGGAGGACGCGGCCCAGGCATTAAACGCCTTTATCCAGGGCCTCAATGATGTGGAGCGCAACGGCAAAAGCGCAAACATTATCCTGGACGAGTTGGGGATTACCAATGTCCGGCAGACCAAGGCCGTTCTGGGCCTGGCCAACGCGGGGGATCTGCTGTCCAACACCCTGGCCCAGGCGGATCAGGCGTGGGAAGAGAATACCGCCCTGGCAGAGAAGGCCGGGATCATGTACGAGACCACCGAGGCCAAGGTAAAAATGGCGGAGAATGCCTTTAACAACCTCAAGATCGCCATTGGCGATGCCCTCACCCCCGCCCTGGGGGCGCTGGCCGAGGCGGGGACCGGGGCTTTCTCCTGGGCGGCGGACTTCGTTTCCGCGCATCCGGAGCTGGTACAGGCCCTCACCGCCGTGGTGACCACCCTGGGAAGCCTTGCCGCCGGATTTACCGGACTGGCGGTGGCCTCCACGGCTATCAAGGCGGTACAGACCGCCATTGCCGCCCTGACTGCCAGCACCTCCGCCCTGGCCGCTGTGTCTGTTCCGCTGGTAGGGGTTGTCGCCGCACTGGTTGGCTTTGGAACTGCCATTACCCTTGCAGCAGGGTCTATGGAGGATGCTACAACAAAAGCGCGGGATCTGGCCAGCGGGATCGAGGCGGCCCGCAGCGCCTATGAGGAGACCACGGCGGCCATCCAGGCCCAGAATGACGATGTAGTCGCTATGGCGGCCACTTTGGAGGAGCTGGTGGGCGCTGAGGAGCAGACGGCGGCCCAGAAGCAGACCATCTTGGAGCTGGTGGACCGGCTCAACGAGGCCATCCCGGAGCTGAACCTCCAGTATGACGCGCAGAAAAACGCCATTGAGGGGAATATCGAGTCTGTCCAGGCATTGGCCCGGGCCCAGGCGGACGCCGCCCTCCAGGCCGAGGTCATTGACCGGATGACCCAGGCATATATCGAGCATGACAAAATCGTAGCGCAGCTGGCTGAAGCCGAACAGGCCCATAAAGAAGCCCTGGATGCTATCTGGAAGTCGGATGACGCCTCAGACCGTATCAATGAGACGGCCAAGCAGCTTGACATCCTGAAAAAGACGCTGGCGGACAATGAGGCGGAAATTGACGCCCTGGCGGGGGAATATGCCAGCCTCACCTCCGCCATAGAGCAGAACACAGAGAGCGCGGAGGACAACGCCGGGGCCGTCCAGGAGACCGGGAAAGAGGCCGATGCCGCAGCTAACCGCCTCCAATCCCTGAACGCTGTCCTCAGCAAGGTGGAGGGCGGCTATAATCTGCTCACCAAGGCCCAGGATGAGATGAGCGAATCTGGCTATCTCTCTATGGATACAGTGTCTGAATTGCTGCAAAAATACCCGGAGCTGTATGGTTATCTGGAACAGACAACCGACGGCTACAAGCTGACCAAGGGCGCCTTAGACGATTATGTCGCTTCTCAGCGGCAGGAGTACGAAATCGCCCTCAACGATGCCCAGACCGCGGCCCAGAATATCATCAATGCCGAGGCGCAAAAGAGAGGGGCTATCGCCAACACTACCGCCTCCATTGGGGCGCAGCTCAAGGCGCTGGCGGCGCTCTACCAGTCCGCGATTGCCGTTATGGGGGCGGCCAACGAGGCGGCCAGTAAGATCCAGAACGGGGTCATTACGGCAGGGGGAAATGCGGGTAAAACCATCAATGTCAAAACCAGCACCCCAAGAAACGCACTCACCGCCAATTTTCAGTCCAAGCTGGATGAGATCAACCAGGCATTGGCCAATTATGAGGCCGCTGAACAGAACATCAGGGATTTTGGCGCGGTGACCACCTCCCTTGGCCGGGACGGCAAGCGTAAAACCAGCGGAAAATCTACCTCTGGCAAGTCCACAAAATCTAAAAGTGAAAAGGCCGCAGACCCCAATAAAGCCGCCATGGATGCCTTGGATGACTGGCTGGAGGACATGGAACACCGGATTTTCCTCTGGTCCAAGGATGAGAGCAAAGGGGAGGCCATCATCGGGCTGTATGAGCAGATGCAGCAGAAGGTCCACGCCCAGGCGGAGGAATTCCGGTCTCAGGGTCTGAGTGAGGAGTCCGACGAGATCCAGAAGCTTCAAAAGCTGTGGTGGGGGTATGCGGACGACATCACCAAGGCCCGCGAGCAGGCTGAACAGGCCGCCGCTGCGTCTTTGAAAAAAGAGGCGGACGCCCTGGACGCCTATTTGCAGCAGACGGAACACAAGCTCTACCTCCAAGAGAAAAACGGGGGCGGCAGCGTTGAGGAGACCATCTCTACCTATCAGGCCATGCAGGAAAAAATCCATGAGATGGCCCAGCGCTACCGGGAGAAAGGGCTATCCGAGGAGTCTGAGGAGATTCAGGCCCTGCAAAAGCTGTGGTGGGAGTATGCGGACGAGATTACCCAGGCCAGAGCCGCAGCTTTGGACAACTATTTAAAGGACGCGGAACATAGCATCTACCTCAATGGAAAGAACGGCGGCAGCTATGAGGACAATATCGCCATCTATCAGGAGATGCAGGAGCGGGTCCATGAGATGGCCCAGTATTACCGGGAGCAGGGCTACGAGGACTCCTCCAAAGAGGTACAGGAGCTCCAAAAGCTGTGGTGGAACTATGCGGAAAAGATTACTGGCATCAAAAATGAGCAGTACAGCAGGGAGCTGGCCGCCCTCAAGTCCGCCCTGGAGCAGGAGCGCGTCACTCAGGAGGAATACCTGGCTGGCATGGCGGAGCTCCAGTCCCAATATCTCACCCAGGGAACTGAGGAATACGAGGCCGCCACCCAGCAGAGAATTGAGGCCCAAAAACAGTTCCGAGAGAATGAATACAGTGAGGCCCTGGCAGACATCAAATATTTTTTAGACATGGACATCATTACCGAGGAGGACTACTGGAAGCGGCGGATCGCCCTGCGCGATCAGTATTTGGAGCAGGACTCCGAGGCGTGGCGCAGCGAGACGGCGGCCTATTATAGCTACCGCAAAAAGCAGATGGAGACCGAGCAAAAAGAGCTGGAATCCCACTATAAGGACATTTATAACGAGCAGGTCAAGGCGCTGAAGGACGCCCTCTCCGAGCAGAAGAAACTCCTCAAGGACAAGTACGACACCGAAAAGAAGCTGGCCAAGGAGGCCTATGACGCCCAGAAAAAGGCCGCAAAAGAAGCCTATGATGTGGAAAAGAAGCGGCTCAAGGCCCAGTACGACGCGGACAAAAAGGCCCTCAAGACAGCCTATGAGGACAAGAAAAAGCTGGCTAAGGACCAATATGAGGCTCAGAAAGCCGCCATCAATGCCGAGCTGGAGGCAGAAAAAAACCGGCTCAACGCTGTTTTGGACTCCATCGAGGCGGAGATCCAGGCCAGGAAGCGTTTGCGGGAGGACGAGAGCCAGGATGACGCCATCGCCACCGCCCGGAAGCGGCTGGAGGCCGCCGAGGCCGAGCTCGCCTACGCCAGGACTGACGAGGACAGAGCCGAGCTGCGCAAGGAAGTAGCACAGCTCCGGGAGGAGCTGGAGAAAGCCCTCCAGGACAAGGAGGACACCGCCTTTTACCGCAGAATGGAGGAGGAGAAGGAGCGAGTCAAGGCCAGCCTGGACGCCGCTGCCGCCGAGACCAAAATCCGGCTGGACAGTCTTCAGGCCAGCTACAACGCCTCTACCCAGCAGATGGAGGCGGAATACACCGCCCGCTCGGAGGCCCTGGAGACGGAGTACCAGACGGCCACCGGCCAGCTTGAGGCCAATTACAAGGCCAGCACCGAGCGCATGGAGGCCGCGTATAAAGCCTGTACCGAGCAGATGGAAGCGGACTACAAGGCCAACACAGACAAGCTGGAGGCAGATTATAACGCCAACGCGGACCAGCTCCAGGCCAACTTTGACGCCACTGTGGAGCGGATGAAAGCGGACTTTGACGCCACGCTGGACCGTTTATCTGGGGAGTATGACGCCAGCGTTCAGCGCCTGGAGAGCGAATATGCCGCCAAGCTGGCAGCGATGCAGACCGCCCCGGCCGCCAGCCTCCCGCGCAGCGGATCAGGCGGCAGCCCTGGCAGTGAAAGCGGTGGAGCGAGCTTCGATAACAGCGGATTCATTGCTGCAAGGTCCCAGCTGGTCCGGGACGAGGAGGGAAACCCAGACTACGTTGTCTACAGGAGCGAAGATGGCGGGGTGGGCCTGGGAACCGCTGTCATGGCGAAAAAGGTTGGAAAGGACTACGGTTCTGGGGATGGGATCGGTCCGGCGGGCAGCAGGACAGCGCCCAAGAGCGGCAGCGCCTCCTCTTCAGCTGTATTGGGCGGGATGGTGCGCAGCTCCGCCGGCGGCAGTACCTCCTACAGCTCCCAGAGCAGGAGTGTATCCAACACCAACAACATCACGGTCAACGTACAGGAAACGGCTCTCTCGGAAACGCAGATTTCGCGTGCCGTGGAGAAGGGCATCAAGAAAATGTCAAAGTGAGAGGAGGGTTCAACATGGCGGCACTGTCAGAGTTGTCCGCCGGGTATCTAGAGGCGGCGGCAAGGCTGCGGATTGCCCTGGAGGATGCACAGGGAGCGCTTGCACGGGCGGGGCCGGTGGAGAAAAAAAACCTTGAGGAGCGCATCCGCCTCCTGCGGCAGATGTTAGCCGAGATGCGGGACCTGCGGCAGGTGACAGGGCAGTATTACACCGGGGATCGGGATGGCCGGTACACCACCTCCACCCTCAAGGCTCCCCGCCGGAGAGAGGACACATGAGCGCAATCCGGGAGGTTCAGGACCTGGCCAAGGCGCTGCGGGAACGGCGCTCGGCCCTGGAGGCGCAATTGAGCGGTGCAGATCCCAAAGCTGCCAAGGCCCTGCGTATGGAGCTGGCGGTGTGCAGTGAGGAACTGATTGACTGCCGCCGGCGTCTGCGGGAGCTGCGTCCCCGGCACCGTGTCCGCCACGGGGGGACCGCCTGGACCGGGCCCAAGGACTGCCGGCTGGACAAGGTGCAGTACCAGGGGTGGCTGGAGGAGCAGAACGAGGGTAGACCGTCACCCCTTGTCCGGTTGTCCGTGGACGCCAGACGGGCCATGGAGCAGCTGCCAGAGCGGCAAGGGCTCTATTTGGCCGGCGTAGCGCAGGGGGAAACTGCCTCCAGCCTGGCCCGGCAGTACGACCGAGACCCCTCCACCGTGGCCCGGACCATCAGACGGGCAAAACGGCGGGTCAGACGGGCGGCGGAGCTCTCCACAGCAGGGCGAAAATATATGGACGAGGAGGGGGTTCTGCGGCTGGACCTGTCCAACCAGGACCACATGGCCCTGCTGCTGGACCGGCTTACCGGACGGCAGCAGCTCTATCTCTACCTCTACTATGGGGAGTGGATGACATTACGGGAGATCGGGGCGCTGCTGGAGGTGGACAAGTCCACTGTCCTGCGGACCATCCGGCGGGGGCTGGACCGGCTGGACGGCCTGTTTCAGGCCCAGCAGATCCGGCTGGATGGGGTGGGAAGTGTGGAGGAGCTGTTGATCGGCCTTTATGAGACCATTACCACCCAGGACCTGGAATCTCAGCGGGATCTACACCGCCCCAAGCCCTGTGGAGCAGGAGGGGGCCCGCGGGAGATCCCCGGTCCCTCCGAGGCCTCCCGGCTGGATAGCCTGCGGGAGGACCGGGTGGAAGCCTATGGCAGCACCGGGCGGCTGCTGGCCTGGCTGGAGGAGAAAAAGCAGGTATCCGCCGGCCTGCGGGGCTGGATGCAAAAAACCCTGCTGGCCCTGCTGGGAAAGCTCAAGAGTCTACTACATGGAAGAGAGGGAACCTCATGCTGACAATTATTGAACTTGCCGCCCGTGAAGACGACGGCCATGGACTCCAGAGCCAAAGCCACCGGACAGAGAATTGGATGGGGGAGGAGTGGATCGAGGTCCCGCCCCAGCTGGAGCAGGCTGTCTGGGACTGCTGCGGCTACTGCACACTGGACAGCCAGGACGGGAAGCTGGTGGGGGTGACACCTG